CGTCGATGGCGCGCAGATCGGCGTGCCGGATCCGCAGCTGCGCGAGATCACAGTGCCGCGTGGCTTCATCACGGACCTCGCCTCGATCCCACCGCCATTCCGTAACCTGCTCGACATCAACGGACCCTCACGGCGTCCGGCGGTGCTGCACGATTGGCTGTACTGCAGCCAGCCGTGCAGCCGGGCCGAAGCTGATCGGCTCTTCCGATTCGCACTCGCCACCGAAGGCGTTGGTCCATTTGCGCGCCAAACCTACTACTGCGGCGTCCGCCTCGGCGGTTGGCGTTACTACGGGCAGCGCCGCCTGGGCTTGGGTCGAGATGACTTCGTGCCACCCGGCTATTGGGAGGCACACCCATGACCATCGGCATTGAGTTCTGGCAGTTGCTCGCCGGGTTGGCGGTGATCGGAGACGCCTTCACCGGCCTGGGCAAGCTGCTGCTCATGTCGGAGCGTCGGCATATCGACGAGCAGATTGCCGCACTCCAGGCCGACAGTCAGCAATGGCGCTCGCTCGAGCGCGATTTCCTCAAACTCAAGGCGGAGCTGCCCGTGCAGTACGTACGCCGCGAGGACTACATCCGCAATCAGACGGTCATCGAAGCCAAGCTCGATGCGATCGCGAGCGAGTTGAAAGTAGTGCAGATCCAGGGAGCAAAGCGTGGTGGATAGTCAGAAGATTCGTCGTGAGCAGGTGCGCTGGACGCTGTTGCTCGGTCTGAACAATGCGCGCCCCCAAGGTGCGTACGAACAGGTGCTCCTGGCGATCATCCAGGCGCTCTACCCGGACAGCACCCAGCTCGAGGTACGCCGCGAGCTCGACTACCTGGAAGATCGCAAACTGGTCGAGTTGCGCAAAGAGCCGAGCGGCCGATGGTGGGCGGACCTCACGCGTTACGGTGTCGACATCGTCGAATATACGATCGATGCGGAACCTGGCATTGGCCGGCCTGACAAGTACTGGTAAGCCCATGCCACCGCCGAGCAAGTGGGATCTATTGCCCGAAGAAACGCGGACGGAGGCTGAGCGCCGGCTGATCGCCGCCGGCTTCGGCGGCATCGTCCCCCTGACGAAATGGCTGAATGAATTAGGGTTCGAGATCAGCAAGTCCACCGTCGGCGAGGCCAACAAGAACCTCAAACGGAAACTCGACGCGATTCGTGCCAGCACCGAAGCGGCACGTCTGATTGCACAGGCTGCTCCTGATGACGCTGACGAACGCAGCAACGCGATCATCTCGCTCGTTCAGACGGAGATCTTTGAATCGCTACTTGCCTTGCAAGATGCATCGGAGGAATCCGATCCGGCCGAGCGCGTAGCCATCCTGGGCAAGGCCGCGAAGAACATCGCTGCACTGACCCGCGCCAGTGTCAGCCGCAACAAATGGGCCACCGAAGTCAAGGCGAAGGTCGAGGCGGCCGCAGAGGACGTCGACCAGGTCGCGCGCGCCTCGGGGCTCTCTGACGAGGCGGCCAAGAAGATCCGCGCGAAAGTCCTGGGGATCATCTGATGGGCGCGGCCAAGATCAGGCCCACCAACACGGAGGGCTTGTTCCTGCCATATCAGGGCCGCTGGGTGCAGGACACCTCGCGCCTGAAGCTCATGGAGAAGGCACGTCAGATCGGCCTGTCCTGGAGCACGGCCTATGCCTGCGTCGAACGCACCGCGATGCGTGGCGCTCGCAATGACCAGTGGGTGTCCAGTCGTGATGACTTGCAGGCGCGGCTGTTCGTCGAGGATTGCAAGATGTGGAGCGGCATGCTGCAGACGGCCGCCACCGATTTGGGCGAAGTGATCATCGATCCGCAGGAGAAGCACTCTGCGTACGTGCTGCGGTTCGCGAACGAACGCCGTATCCATTCCATGTCGAGCAATCCGGACGCCCAGGCGGGCAAGCGCGGCGGTCGTGTACTCGATGAGTTTGCACTGCATCCGGATCCACGCAAGCTCTGGTCGATCGCTTATCCCGGCATCACCTGGGGCGGTTCGCTTGAGGTGATCTCCACCCACCGCGGTAGCCACAACTTCTTCAACCAGCTGATCCGTGAGGTACGCGAGAGCGGCAACCCGAAGAAAATCAGCCTGCATCGCGTCACGTTGCAAGATGCGCTCGAACAGGGGTTCCTGTGGAAGCTGCAGCAGTCGCTCACCCAGGACGATGAGCGCCAGGACATGGACGAGGCCGCTTACTTCGATTGGGTGAAGGCGGGCTGCGCCGATAGTGAGTCGTTCGAGCAGGAGTACATGTGCAACCCGGCCGACGACGATGTCGCCTTCCTGGAATACGACCTGATCGCGAGCTGCGAGTATGCATCGACGGTCGACTGGCGTGTGATTGAGGGCCGGGAGCTCTACGTCGGTGTCGACATCGGCCGCAAGCACGACCTCACCGTGATCTGGGTGCTGGAGCGTATGGGCGATGTGCTCTACACGCGGCACGTCGAAGCGCTGCGCAACATGCCAAAGCCCGAACAGGAGCAAATCCTATGGCCGTGGCTCGACCGCGGCCGTCGTGGTTGCTTGGACGGCACGGGTCTGGGTATCGGCTGGGCCGACGATGCGCAGCGCAAGTTCGGCGAGACACGGGTCGAGTCCGTGACGTTCACCCCGAAGGTTAAGGAAGAACTGGCCTATCCGGTGCGTGGCCGCATGCAGGATCGCACGCTGCGCATTCCGCATGATCCGAAGATCCGTGCGGACTTGCGCTCGGTGACCAAGCAGACCACCGCTGCCGGAAACATCCGCTTCACCGCCGAACGAACGCCCGACGGTCACGCCGACTACTTCTGGGCGCTCGCCTTGGCGATTCACGCTGCAAGCTCGCCCGCCGCACCGATCGAGTTCCAATCCACCGGCATGCGCTCCTCTGTCGCGGCCGCACTCGGCGATGGGCTCGGCGCGGCAATCCAAACCGACGTTGGCTTCGGCTCCGTTGCTGGTGGAAACGATTTTGGGGGTTTCGCATGAGAAGCCACAGGAGCGTTTTGGAGCGCGACCGGCCCCGATGGGACCGGCTTCCGGCCCTCGGGGTGTCTGACACCCTGTCAGGCGCGACTGTCGTTATTTTCGAGCTGAGGACTCCATGAGCGAGGCACAGAACACCACGCGTCCCGAGATCGGCCGCGAGATCGCGACCACGAACGACGGTATCGACATCACTCGCGGGTATGTTGGCCCGCTGCTGCAGCCGTACGATTCGGTGCTGCGAAATCGCGGTGGCAGCGACCTGCTCATCTACGAGCAGATCATGTCGGATCCGGAAGTGAAGTCGACCTTCGCTCAGCGCCAGCTCGCGGTCACCAGTTATGAGTGGCAGGTCGATGCAGCGAGCGAGAGTGCCATCGACAAGGCGGCGGCGGACTTCATCCGCGAGCAGATCGAGCAGCTCGATTTCGATGATCTCACCACCAAGATGCTCTATGGCGTCTTCTACGGGTACTCGGCCGCCGAGATTGTTTATGCCGTCGACGGTGCGCGCGTCGTGTTCGATGCGATCAAGGTGCGCAACCGCCGCCGCTTCCGCTTCGGCAAGCAGGGCGATCTGCGTTTGCTCACCATGCAGCAAATGTATGAAGGCGTGCCGTGTGAGGCGCCATATTTCTGGCACTTCGCGACCGGCGCGGACAACGACGATGAACCCTACGGCATGGGCCTGGCGCACTGGCTCTACTGGCCGGTGTTCTTCAAGCGCAACGGGATCAAGTTCTGGCTGATCTTCCTGGAGAAGTTCGCCTCGCCCACCGGGGTAGGCAAGTTCCCCATCGGCGCCAACCCGGCCGAGAAGTCGCGGCTGCTCGCGGCGTTGCGTGCGATCCAAACGGACAGCGGCATCATTGTTCCAGAGGGCATGACGATTGAGCTGCTCGAAGCGGCCCGGAATGGCACCAGCGACTACAAGTCGTTGGTCGACCAGATGGACGCGATGATCCAGAAAGTCACCCTGGGCCAGACCGCTAGCACGCAAGGCACACCCGGCAAGCTCGGCAACGACAAGCTGCAAGGTGACGTGCGCGCCGACATCATCAAGGCCGATGCGGATCTGGTCTGCGAGTCCTTCAACCTGGGTCCGGTGCGCTGGCTCACCGAGTGGAATTTCCCCGGCGCGACTCCGCCGCGCGTGTACCGCGTGACCGAGGAACCCGAGGATCTGAACACTCGCGCCGAGCGCGACGGGAAGGTCAAGAGCCTGGGCTTCAAGCCCTCCCTCAAGTACATCCAGGAAACCTACGGCGGTGAATGGGTCGAATCGACACAACCACAACCCGACGACCTGGACGCTGCGGGCCAGGCGGGGCAACCCGGCCGGCCGGCGCAGTTCGCCGAGCCGCGTACGGCTGCCAATACGCCAGCCGACCCAGCTGCTCGGATGACGGAGCAGCTCGACCGCAAGCTGCGCCCGGCGGCTGCGAAATGGATCAGCCAGATTCGAGAGGCGGTCGACCGCGCCGAGTCACTCGAGGAGCTGCGCGAATACGTCATGCGGCTGGCGCCGGACATGTCGCTCGATGAGTACGCCGACGTGATGGCGGAGGCGCTATCGGCGGCGACGTTGGCCGGCAGGTACGAGGTCGCCGAGGAAATCCGACAGTGACAGCACGTGAACGTGCGAGCGCTCATGACGATCTGCGACGACGAGGACGTGCGGCCATGATGCAGTCCGTCCGATTCACTCACAAAGGGTGGTTCATGTGCTGCCCGGTCAAGGTTGCCGACCCGTTCGGTGAGGCGCCAGTGCTTGCGGCCCGGTGGTGGTGGCTCGATCCCTGGTTCATTGTGAATGAGGCACTGCAGGGGCTTCTGATCAATGTCGTCTCATTGGTGGATCCGGACTATGAGCCCATGTGGATGATCCGGCTCACGGGTGAACTGCCAAAGGAGAAGTAGATGGATTCCACTAGCGATCAGCGCACCGCCAACAACGTGATGCGCCACCAGTACCGCACGCTCAGCGACACCGAGAAGTCGCAGATGCAAGCGCTCAAAGACAAGGGGCTTGAGTTCGTCGAGTTGCTTCAGATCATCGGCGGCAACCCTGGCTGCGATGGTCAGAAGTCGCGCGAGCTGTCGACCGCGCAGACGAAGATCGAAGAAGCCGTCATGTGGGGCGTGAAGCACATAACACGCTGACGCATGGCCACCGTCGCTTACGGCTCGCTCCCATTCTCCGAACAGATCCGGTTCTTGCGTAGCAAACCCAACGTGCTCACGGAGAGCTGGCTCGATGTCTATGGGGCCGAGCACGACGCTGCGTTCATGGTGGCCGGCGCCAACCGCGCCGACCTGGTCGCCGATTTCAATGCCGCCATCGGCAAAGCGATTGCAGACGGCGCAACGCTCGCCGAGTTCCGCCGCGACTTCGATCGCATCGTCGCGACGTACGGCTGGGACTACAACGGCGGACGCAACTGGCGATCGCGCGTCATCTATGAAACGAATCTGCGGCAGAGCTACAACGCCGGCCGCTGGGAGCAACTGCAGCGACTGAAGCGTGTTCGGCCGTACTGGCGCTACCGGCATTCGGACGCCGTCGAGCACCCGCGGCCGGTTCACCTGAGCTGGGATGGCCTAGTGTTGCACGCGGATGATCCGTGGTGGTGGACGCATTTCCCGGCGAATGGCTGGGGCTGCCAGTGCTACGTCGAGGCCCTGAGCGAGCGCGACCTGCGCAGCCTGGGCAAGAGTGGCCCGGACCAGGCGCCGCCGATCGAGATGGAGAAAGTGATCATCGGCCAGCGCAGCCCGGGCGGGCCGCGAGAAGTCTGGGTGCCGAAAGGCATCGATCCGGGGTTCGACTACGCGCCTGGCCGCAGCCGCACGATCAGCTTGCCGCCGGGTGACGGACCTCGCACGCCGCCGTCGCTCAGCGGCCAGCTCGAGCTCGCCGCACAAACGGCGATCGAGAAGACAGCGCGCTTGCCCGCACAGGCCGCAGCTCAAAGCGTCGAGCAGCTGCTCAGCCTCGAGCGGGCGACGACGGCGGTCGACGCAGGCTATGCACAGTGGCAGAGCGAGGTGATGGCGTTGCGCCAGGCGCGCAACCACACCTACATGGTCGGCGCCATCGAGCCGGACATCGTCACGTCGATGGCCACTGAGGGCATCGAGCCGCTGACGTCGGCCATCGTGGCGCGCGATCGGGAGATTCTGCATGCGCTGCGGGACGCCAAGAGCGTGATCTCCTCGATCACCGCCACGCAGCGCGCCGTTGCGGCCGACGAGTTGGCGCGGCTGCCGAAGTTGCTGCGCGAGTCGGTAGCGATCCTGCTGGACACGACCGACGAGGCTTTGCTCTACATCGTCAACGCATCCGAACGCCGCGAGGCCGCGAAGATCATTGTGGCGGTGAACTATCGGCTGAAGATGGAGACCGGCCGGGCAGTGACAAACTCGTTCCGGACCGCCTCGCTCATTGACCTGGCTGACATCCGAGCCGAGGTGGCAGCAGGGCGCCTGAAATTGTTGCGGGGATCGCTGGAGTGAGGAGGCTGCGCGGCGCCGGACTCGAACCGGATCATGACGTGGCCTAGGGCCACCCCAACCGTTCCATTTGGAAACTACCGCGCAGCTCGATGGAGGATAGCAGATGGCCGGCGTACGCATCGAGATCACCCAGGACACCGCCACCCCGACGATCAGGCACGCTGCAGATGCCCTCCAGGGTGACGCCGTTCGGCTGTTCCTGGAAGACGTTGGCGAGTACCTGGTGCGATCGACGCGTACACGTGCACAAGCCGAGGTAGCACCCGATGGCACGCCCTGGGCAGCACTGTCGCCGCGGTATAAGAAATTCAAGGACAAGAAACGTCCCGGCGTGCCGAAGCTCAAGTTCGACTTCCACATGCTGGGCGACCAGTTCACCCACCAGGTGGTCGACGACGTGCTGCTGGTCGGCACCAATGCCAAGTACGGCGCCATCCAGCATTTTGGCGGTGAGATCGATATTGCCGCCCGATCGCAGGAAGCGACATTCAAGGTCGATCGAAAGACCGGGGTGAGTCGATTCGCTACACGGCGGCGCTCCAACTTCGCTCAGCGCGTGACGTTGCCAGCGTACAAGATCAACATTCCGGCGCGGCCGTGGCTCGGCATATCCGCCGAGGATGAAACAGAGATCGCCCTCATTGCTCAGAACCATCTGAGCAACTTGTTTGCGGTGCGCACGTCATGAAAGCTGCGATCGGCCTAGCCATGTTCGCGCAGCTCGTGTTGTCGCTGCTCTTGGATGTGGCGGACGACGTTCGACGCTGGCGGCGACGGCCGCGGAACTGACAACGCCGCGCCCTTTGGTAAGCTGCGCAGTACCGGTTCGATCAGCTGAATTTTAGGGACCGCGGTCCCCAAGACATCCCTACGCACGCGCGTCAATTATGGCGCCCGTGGACCAACCCGCTGCACAACTCGCCATCTTCCGCGCCGGCACGCACACGAGCGTCGACGGCCGCAAGCTGACGTTCACGCCCGAGGTGATCGCTGAGCTTGCCGAAACATATGACCCGAGCGTCAGCGAGGCGCCGCTGGTCGTGGGGCATCCGAAGATCGATGCGCCGGCATATGGTTGGGCCAAGTCGCTGCGTGCCGATGGTGCGGTGCTATATGCCGAGCCTCACCAGGTCGAGCCCCAGTTCGCCGAGATGGTGAATGCCGGGCGGTTCAAGAAGATCTCGGCGGCTGTCTATTTCCCGACCAGCGCGGGCAATCCGAAGCCAGGCAAGCACTACATCAAGCACATCGGGTTTCTGGGCGCTGCCGCGCCGAGCGTGAAGGGTCTGCCGTCTGCCTCGTTCGCGGCCGACGACGAAGCAGTCGAGTTTGCCGCGCCGCTCGGTTTCATCGGATCGACCCTCGTCGACATCTTCCAGCGCCTGCGTGACTACTTTGTGGAGCGCGATGGCGTCGACGCCGCCGACAGGATCATCCCGCAATGGTCCATCCGTTCACTCGATACCGCGACCGACGAACCGCAGGTCGCCTCCTCATTTGCCGCGCCTACCGAGGACGGCTCAACCCCGGAGACCGATATGTCCGAACAGCAGGCTGCTGCGTTCGCCGAACGTGAGCAGAAGATCAATACGCGCGAAGCGGATGTGGCTGCTCGCGAGCAGGCGATCGCGACGAAAGAGCAGCAGGCCCGACGCGATGACGTCGCCACCTTCGCAGCGCAGCTGGTCACCGACGGCAAGATCCTGCCTCGCGAGCGCGACTCGATCGTCGAAGTCATCCTCGCGCTACCCGCCGACACCACGGCTTCCTTCGCCGAGGGTGACGGCACGGTGACGAAGGCGGTCGGCGATGTGCTGCGCCAATTCCTGACGGCGCTGCCGAAGCGGATCGACTTCCAGGAGAAGTCCGCGAGCGCTGATGCAGCAAATGCGGCTGCCTCATTCGCCGCGCCCGAGGGTCTGCCGGTCGACACCGTCAAGCTCGAGCTGCACACCCGCGCCGTTGCCTACCAGGGCGAGCATCCCAACACGCCGTACATCGACGCCGTGCGCGCGGTGGGCGGGTAAACGACCTCAACCTCCTCACGTATCACAGCGAGCCCCATCCTCATGAGCAAGCAGAACATTGCGGTCTTGACGCTCACCGTCACCGCCGTCGGTGCAATCGCCGCGCATCGCTTCATCCACGCCGCCGGTGACCAGGCCGTCGCGGGCGAGAACGCTCTCGGTGTTTCGCG